GGTAGTTTTGTACAAGTAGTCCCAGAATACAAACGCTTAAAGAACCGCTATCAATTGATGTGGGATCAAAAAGATTGTATAGAGTACTTGAAAACGGCATGTGTATTGGCTGTATACGTAGACCAAAGTATCAGTACGAACACATTTTATAATCCTGCATATTTTGCAGAAGGTAAAGTTCCGGGAACACTAATTGCTAAGAATTTAATGTTAGCATATAAGTGGGGATTAAAAACTGTTTATTACTCATTGATTAATAAAGTAGGATCTAAAGTGGCACTAGAAGAAACAAATAATGTTATACCTTTTGTCAAACAAGATATAATTGATGACGAAGAATATTGTGAAAGTTGTGTGCTATAATGTTGATAAATTTTACTGATGATATGTCATATGAAGAAAAGCTACAAATCTTGCTAGCTTATCATAAAGTACCAGGTACATTCATTTATGATAATGAAGATATTCCAATGATTGTAATGGCACTCAACCAAGATGATGTTGAAAGTATTAAGATAGATGATGAAGGTGCTATAGATATAGCATACTACGGTGATGACTGGCAGAATCCAGTAATACATAAAGAAGAACAATAATGTCAAAAGAACAATACAATTTAAGTAAACCTACCGATTACCTCAATCGCAAGATGTTTTTGGATCCAGCTGGACCAGTAACAGTACAGAGGTTTGAGGAAGTTAAGTATCCAAAAATAGCAAAATATGAAGAAACTGCTAGAGGTTTCTTTTGGGTACCTGAAGAAATTAGTTTAACAAAAGATAAAATTGATTTTAAGGAGAGTTCAGATGCTATTAAGCATATATTTACTAGCAATCTTTTACGCCAGACTGCGCTTGACTCGATACAGGGCCGTGCACCGGCACAAGTGTTTGGACCAGTAATAAGTATTCCTGAGTTAGAAGCACTAGTAAGCAATTGGAGCTTCTTTGAGACAAATATTCATAGTAAAAGTTACAGTCATATCATTCGTAATATCTATGGTGTTCCTAAAGAAGAATTCAATAAAATTCACGATACCCAAGAAATTGTAAGTATGGCTTCAAGTGTGGGGAAATACTACGAAGAACTACATCAAATTAATTGCTATAAAGAAATTGATAAAAACATGGCAGGTGAAGAGGCACATATCAAAGCAATTTGGATGGCATTGAATGCCAGTTACGCATTGGAAGCATTCCGTTTTATGGTTAGCTTTGCTACAAGTCTAGCAATGGTAGAAAACAAAATCTACATTGGTAATGGAAATATTATCAGTTTGATATTACAAGATGAAATACTGCATGCAGAGTGGACTGCTTGGTTAATTAATAATGTAGTTAAAGATGACCCGAGATTTGTTAAAGCAAAATTAGAATGTGAAACTGAAGTATATGGAATGTATATGGACGTAATTCAGGAAGAAAAACAATGGGCTGATTATTTATTCAGCAAAGGCGTTGTGATTGGCTTGAATGCAGAAATTCTCAAAGACTTTGTAGACTATACTGCATTTGTAAGACTAAAAGAAATTGGAATCAAGTATGAAGAACCTCATCCTAAACATAGTCCTATACCCTGGTTTAACAAACATGTAAATATTAACAAAAAGCAATCAGCATTACAAGAGACAGAATCAACTAACTACGTAGTGGGAGTAATGTCAGATGTAGTTGACTATGATGAATTACCTGCACTATAAGGAGAATAAGTATGAAAGCAGTTGTATGGAGTAAAGATCAATGCCCGTATTGTGTGCAGGCAAAACAATTATTAAAAAGTAAGGGTATTGAGTATGAAGAAAGAAATATCATGCACGGTACATGGACAAGAGAACAATTACTAGAGGCAGTACCAAACGCCCGTACAGTACCACAGATTTTCTTAGACGGAGAACTAGTGGGTGGGTTTACAGAACTCAGAACTAAATTAACAGAAAGCAATTAATGAATTTTGAAATTAATACAGTTTATACAATAAAATTAAACTCAGGGGAAGAAATGGTTACTAAAGTAATCGGAATTAATGATGATTCCCTCTCTATTACTGATCCAGTAAGCATTGCACCTAGTCAAAAGGGTATGCAAATGATCCCTAGTATGTTTACTTCTGATCCCAGTCAAAATATAACACTAAATACTAATAGTATTAGTTTTTATGGTGTCACCGAAGATAGCATTAAAATGAAATATATTGAAGCAACTACTGGAATTAGTATTCCAGACAAAAAAATTATATTAGGATAATATGCCCGGACTGAGTAGAAAAGGTGATAAGAATCAATTAGGTGGTGCAATTGTACGTGGAGCAAGTACTGTATTATGTAATGGCATAGCAGTAGGATTACATACGAGTAGTATAACTGAACACGCACCATATGGACCACCACACCCACCTCACAAATCATCAACTACTACTCAAGGCAGCCCTACAGTCTTTGCTGAAGGTGTTCCTGTACTCAGAATAGGTTCAGGAAACAGTTGTGGGCATAGTATTGTTGAAGGAAGTAAGGATGTATTTGTACCATGAGTTTAACAGGAAATTATACACCAGTTAATTTAAACTGTTTAGGCGCACTCGTTAAGAACAGTGGTTTAAATATTAACCCATCTACTGAAAAAATAGTGGGATTGTTTGTAGGCACAGACTTAGTAAATGCAGTTTATTATCCCGGAACACTAATGGGTGATAGTATAAACTTTGATACCACATTAGGCCCTCAATTAGCTTCCGTACCCGTTCCTGCAGTTGCTACTGCATATGGTACACCCAGTATTACTATATTAGCACCTTCTTTTCCTACAGGTGTAACAGGTCCTATATTCAAAGTTACAGGTGTGCCTGGAGAAAAGATTTTAATAAATCAATTTAGAATGTTGCCCCAACCATCTAAGTCACTATACACAGAAGTACACCATGATTATTTTACCATAGGTCCTGATGGTACTTATACGTATAAAGCACAGTCTAATAGTTATAGTGCGTTTGGAACTTATTATATGGCAGTAAAATGGTTTGCTAGTCCAGGAATTAGAAATCAAACTATACAAATTGCAACAGATTCAAAAGGTTTATTTTTTAATGGAGCCGACTTTGGTTCTAGCGATGCAGTTAATAGTACATTGAATAAACCAATCATCATTGGCGGAGTTTCTACTGATGGTTCACAATTACCTGCAGGTTCTATCACAACCAATGTTGTATCACAAATTACGTTACCGAACTTTTTAACTAAATTACCTGCAATATTTAATTATGCATTTGAATTAGCATATCCTACTATTGGTATAGGTGCAATTAAACAAGGTAGGACATACATTATTAAATCATTGGGTGATAAATTAGGATACGGACCTCAAGCTAAATCTGATTTCACAGCCTTAGGTGCAAGTGTAAATGTAGTAGGCACACAATTTGTAGCAAATACAACTCCTACTGATACTACTAATATATTTGGTTACGGTACAGTATACAACGTTAATCCTGATACAACTAATTCAGATCCTTCTAAAAGAGAACAGGGTGGTCTTATTACAAAAGACACATACAACAGATTGATTACTATGGGTGCAGGATTTTGTGAATTGTTAGGTAATAGTGTCCCTACAAATGCATATTCCAGAACGATTCCACTTGTTGAAACAAAATATGGATTTTTAGGACAATTTGCTATTCAGGCATGGAAAGAATTTTATATTAATAATGGCTCATATAGCGATTTCTTAAATACATTTAATACATGTATGAGTACCAGAGATCAGAATAATAAAGTTATTGATAGTTTTACTGCTAGCTTGACTTACTTAGATGGTATCTATAGTAACATGAATGACTTGATAACAGGTGATATCACTGGTGTAAATTCAAGTACATTCTTTTGGGGGCAAGATATCATAGCTAGCGGTCGTGCAATAGATTTATTAACAATAGATAGATTTGGTGATCCAGAAATATTGCTAAGAACATTGAATAAAAATAAAGCAATTACATCTGCACTTAATCTTGCATTACTATCAGCAGGATTAAGTGCAACTGAAGTAAGCAATATACTTAACGGGGTTATACCAACAAACCAACAACGTAAATACATGTATAATGCATTTAATTTAATTATCGGTGTTGATTTAAATGATGTATTATTACCTATCAATTGCCAAACAAAAGGATTAAAATCACTTGCAGATTTACTTGATCCTAAAATGCTATTTCCTACTAGTTACAGTAGTTTAACTTTCCTGAGGTATAATACACAAAAGTTACCAACAAATAGTAAAACATATTTTCTATTATATAGCACTGACGGTAAAGTCAATGTACAAGATAATATAAGTTACGGTAATCGTTTAATAACTTACTTGCCACCTGACATTGCATATGCATGTGATGCATTTAGTGAAGCCATGATGCAGATTAAAAATGTCAAATCTATGGATATAGAAAAGTTTGGGCAAGTTGTTAGTAATTTAGAAAATGTAAATGGATTGAATGTTAATGGTACTAATATTCCAACTGATATTGCGACAGTTACAGCTGCACTTGCATCGGTTGCAAAAGGATCTGACATTGATAACAAATATAATATGAAAGACTTTTTTGGTTGCATGACTAATTTTTATCCCTTTGATAAATTAGATGCAGCTATTAAAGAAATAACAAAATTTGACCTAACACCATTGACTCAATATTATGATCAAATATTCACTATAGTATCTAGTGGCTCTACTAATGCTGCCGATTATGCTACATTACCTAATCTAATCACATATGCCAATGAAGCTATACAAACATTATATTTTAATGCAGCCAATACAAATAATGTAAATCTAGCACCTACAGTAACACTTGGTACACCGGGCTTATTTGTTTTACGCTCTAATGTAGGAGTAGGTGAAACATATAATACTGTTTATAATAAAGGACTTGGTATGGCACAAGACAGTACTAGTGGAACTGGTGGAACTACTGATATAGGTACTAGAACCGATACTAGAGCATTTTTTATCATAACAAGCGACAATCTTTCTTATAATGTTACTCTTGCATCAATGATTAATAATTCTTATCCACATGGTAAAAATTACCAAGTTAACGATACAATTACTTTTCTTGGTACTAGATTTGGTGGTGCAACACCTGCTAATGACTTAGTGATTACTGTAACAGAAGTTAGTAATGGGGTTGATACAGGCGATGGGGTAGCAGGTTCAATAATTAATTTTACATTTACCGGAACACCAGGCTTACCTGTAAAAGATCAATATGTAATTGAATTAACTGGCACTGCCGGTGAATCAGTTTCTCTATATATTTTTTATGAAGTACCAAATACTACTAATTCAGGTTCAAATATAATTCCCTATCTTGGAATTGTAGATGGAGAGGCATCAGTTGCATATAATGTTGGTATTAGCCCAGCAGCCGCCCAGCAGGGTGTAATGCATGTTACTATAGGATCAGATGGTTCTTACAAATATTTCACATCATTCCCCAATGAAGGAACATATTGGATAATGGCATATTGGGATGTTCAAACAGGTGGCAGAACTACACCAGTTGTTATTACTACAGGAGCAGGTGACAATTTCTTCTCTTATTTACCTGCAGCAATAAATGCTAGTGCAACAAAAACAAGATTAGATAAACCAATCATTGCTGGTAATAAACCCAGTAACGGTGAAACAATTAATTATATTGTTACAGGCGGAAAAACTAATCTTATAACTGTTAATCCACTTAATTCAGCTGCTAAAGGAGTTATTGATAATGCATATTCAATATATAAGTTATTAGCTTCAAGTTTGCAAACAGAGCAAAATGCAAGAGACTTAGCATTACCTACTGGCACAAATGATTTAGTAACTAATGTACATGAAGTATATAGTTTTATGGATAATATTTCAACATACGCAATAGATACAGATCCATTTCAAACTTCTATGACACTAGAAAATATTAGTGCAAACAATATTGGTGGAACTAATCTAATAGCTAGTTTGCGAGAAGTTCGTAACGCACAGAGATTAAATCTTATGGGCGGTCAACTTGATAACGATGTAGTAAAATTGCCTTTGGTGCTGCCTAAAGCATCATCACAGGTAGCAAATATTACATTATTGCATCCAGATGGTAGTATTGTACCCGGCAATGTTACTATTGTTAGTGGTACAACTACTGTACCAGGTAGCACAGGTGGTACTACTGCTAGTACACTTATACCTAATAATTTAAGTATTACAAATTTGGTGAACAATGGGCTTACTGTTCCGATACTATCACCAACCACCGCAGTCCATGATGTTACTTTGTGTAATTGTGACTGTTGGGAATTAGTTAAGTAATTATACTTAACACATTACTTGTTTGTACAAGTAATAGAAAGGAGTAGCATTATGCTATTAAAATTTAAAAACTATTTTGCACTAGTTTTAATTGTATGTGGTCTTACCATGTCATTTAATATAACTAGTGATTTTAAAAATTTAGAGAATAATATTGCTAGTCATGTTAGTTTAAAACAGGTAACTTGTTTAGCAAAAAATATATTCTATGAAGCTGGTCACGAGAGTGTAGAAGGCAAAGCTGCGGTTGCAAGAGTAGTGGTTAATAGAATGAATCATGGATTTGGAAGTACACCATGTCAGGTAATCTATCAAACAACTTATGTTAATAGCCTTGAAGGTAAAATAAAAGTATGCCAATTCAGTTGGGTATGTGAAGGTAAAGGCGATCCAAACACCAAAGACCCAAGATATGTTCAAAGTATGGACATCGCATATGATGTGCTTGCAAACAACAGTTACAATGACATATTACCAAAAAGTGCACTATTTTTTCATAACTTATCCGTAACTGTTGACAGTTCTTGGCCTTATCGTAAAATAAAGCAAATAGGTAATCATATCTTTTACAGTAAAAAGAAAA